TCAATATACTCATCTAATGCTCCATTATATTTCTCAAGCTCTTTTTGATAAGCTTCCAATTCTTCTTCAACATTAAAATTAGTTTTTCTTCTTCTTATTAATGTAATAGTATATCTGTCTACTATCTCCGATAGTGGCATTTTCATTTTATATAATCCTTTTTCCAGTGAGTGGACACTGTAGATCCACTCATTTTATTTCTAGGTAATAAATATCTCTCTTCAGTTATATCGTTAACAATACCATCTAGAAATGCCCAAATAGAACTTTCTGTACAGTAAATTTCTGAAGCATTAATAGCCACTTTATACCAATCGAAGATATTATAACCTTCTGGGTCATCACACAGTACAACAGGCTTATCGACACTAGTTGGGATAGCTACTCTTTCTTTATTAGAAGAAGTGTTATGGACGAATACATATTCTGATCTTTTTACATACCTATCATAAATCTCGTCTTCCTTCTTTTTATCTCTAGTCCATTCTAGCTTATGCTTTTCTTCAAAAGGAACTTCTGCTAATCGGTATTTACATTGTTCAAAGCTCTCAGCGAGTCTCTGTGCAGGAAAGTGGGGGCCTCGATCTGCCAAATTTATTACTTTGTCATAGTTATTAATCATGGGAAGAATCTGTAATACATCTGATCTCAACCAGTCATCATCTAAGGTTTCTTCATTTAGAATTATAGGAGTTACATAAGTAAACTCCTTTAAAACGCTCATAAACTTTTCTCTGATGGGCCAGTAAACTTTATACCCATTATCAGCATACCACTTTGCAATAGGGGCGCAAACAATAAGATCCCCATATGCTCCAGGCTGAATTAATAATAACTTTTTCATCTGCTAAAAACTTCTTTGTAGGTTTCATAAATCCAATCTTCAGGGATCTCGTACTTCTTGATTCTTTCAAAGTTATCCTTAACAGCATCAAGCTTAGAAAGATAAAGTTCTTCGGTTAAGGATTCCAAGTCTAACTCATGAGTAAGATTAATAATTCCATCCGTATTAAAGAACTCCCCTATGTTGCTACATCCAAGATACACAGGGATAGTCCCCGTAGCAAAGCAATCTCCAAGCTTTTCCGTGAAGTAATTTGGGACGCTACAGTTCTCTATAGCAACAGAAAACATATAATCATTCAGCCCCTCTTCTTTGCTTTCGATCTCCTTAAAGCCTCTCCCAAAGAAATCAACCTTATCATTAAGCCGTTGAATCCATTCGCGTCTCATTGCATGACCTAAACACAGCATCTTGTTAGAAGCGATCATGGAAACAGTCTTAGTCTTTTTAGGAATACTAGGTTCCTTAATCCAATGAGTGCCCACAGGTGCAAACTTAAATCTAGGATCAATATCTAACAACTCTTTACTATGTGTAAAGATACACTCAAAATAATCGAGTACTTGTGGAGCATGAGCATAGACTTGAGGAATAATTGCTTGAGATTCTAAAATCCAACCAAATCTTTTATCCGTAGGAGAGGGTTGGAATAGTCCATCATCTACATGAACAGACACTTTTGCAGATGCATCTGTAATCCACTCAATGTGCTTGGAGTCCTTCCCATGAGTAGAACACTTGTCCCCAGAAAAGGTATTACCTATTAAATTTAACTTTTCCATACTTGTTTTATCTCCCTACTCGCTAATTGGAATGCATGATCAATTACTAAGTTTCTATTAATCTTATCGTCATTTATTGGAGTCTCTCTATTATAGATCATTTGTACTTCTGGGATATACCTAAGTCTGTTTATTCCAGCCATTTCTAATACAGGAAGAAAAATAGCTACATCAGCGACTGCTAAGTAGGAACCATCCTCGGATCTAAAATCTTCTTCCTCTAAACCCTTCCAAAGAAAAGCTCTAAAAGATCTCACTTGGGAGAAGATCCACCCCGTTAAAAGATAGTGTCTAAAAGGTTTATAAGGATCTTCTATAGACTTACAAACAGAAGGAGTCTCGTCTGTAGTTTTGTAATTTCCGTAGGTACACCAAATATCTTCATCTTCGTATACCTTGTTTAATCGTTCTAATACCTGATCAGAAGAAAACCAATCATCTCCATCTAAATGAACAATAATTTCTTTAGAAGAAAAAGCATAATCACAGGCTAGAATATGTCCACGCATAGTTCCTGTTTTCTTTTGTCTTTCTATAATAATGAATCTATCATCGCCATCAATAGCTTTTTTAGCAACTTTAAGTGTATCATCAGTAGAACAATCATCCACAATAATTTGGATAAAATTACTATGGGTTTGTTCTCGCACAGAGGAAATACACTTACCTATCCATTGCTCTGCATTATATACAGGAGTAATTATTTTAAAAGTTTGATCCATTTCTCTAATATCTCCTCTTTAGTAAATATTTCTCTATTATTTTCTAACCCAAAAAACGGAATTCCCGCTAAACGACATTCAGCCTCCACAAGCCCATAAGTCTCGCTGGCTGAGTAATGGAATACAGCATCTACTTCATTATACATTTCCTCTTTATTATCATAATGATCTTTCATCACTACATCCCCTCCTTGCATATACGGAGATATTTTCTCATTAAAATAATCTATGTCCTGTACTATGCGTCCATACAAGTGAACTTTTGAAAATCCCGCATCTAGAGCTTTTTGAATAGAAATATGAGTTTGCTTATTAACATCTACACTCCCAACTATCCCAGCCACTCCATTATTGGGTTTTGTCCAATTTACTTTTTCCACAATAGGAGGAATAATGACAGAAGAGTGATTAACCCCATGCCACTTCTTTTGTGAATTACTTACGAATTGAATGACATCGTACTGGCGGGGATCCATCTTTTTGAGGTCCCAAAGCGTTGTTTCATGACAGCTAAGAATATGCTTCTTCATCTCAATAGGGGGAACAAGAACAAAGTGACTGATAACAATATCATCTTTCTCTACCTTAGCTGGTCCAGCAGGACCCAAATCAGCAATGGTTCCACTCTTACACTTATTTAAATGGTACTCATGAGGGCCATAAAAGGTACAATCAATCCCATTATCATTTAGCAAGTTTGTTAGAGCTATGTGATGTATGGTGCTGCCCCCAGGATTGGACCAGCCACTAATTAATAGAACTTTGGACATTTGCAGTACTCATCACTTCTCGATAGAGGTCTAACCTTTTACCAGCAACCTTATTCATATCAAAATTCTCTTCTGTTAAGGAATGTAAATTTTCTCCCATACGCTGAACGAGCATAGGGTCTTTAGCACACTTAGCCAAAATCCTAGTCCACTCAGAGATGCCTTTCTTTGGATCAATCAAGAAGCCCGTCTCGCCATCCACAATCCATTCATCATAGCACCCAACATTGGATGCAACAAGAGGAACCTTATACCTACCACACTCAGCAATTTTAATTTCTGATTTACTATCATTGAATGCGTTATCTTCTAGAGGAGCAAGAGCAATATCCATGTTAGTAAAAAACTGTCCGTACCTGTCGGGAGTTAGAGCATAATGAATATTCCAATTCTGTCCTCCCTTAAATCCTCTCAAAATAATTTCTCTATACTTACGCCACACATCAATCTGCCAGTCGCCCTCTGGCGTATTCGGAGGTGGGTGCCCATAGAAGTCCCAGCAACAGTTCTCTCTCCCTACACGCTGATTGACGAAGTGTGGCACCCCTGAGAAGTACCGTAGGTCTTGCTCATGGTGGATACCTCCTGCCCACCCAAACCGTGTAAACTTTTTCTTAGGTTTTGGCACCCTCTCCATGTTCCAACACGGTAAATTGTAATCTACAGAGTTTTTGATAACAGCAAGTGCGTTACCTTGTCCTATAAAGGGAGTAACTCTCTCAGCAAATTTTCTTTGTGTTACTGTAACAAGGTCAGAATGAGAATAGATAAACTTGGTAATATCCTCTAATCCCTTTTCTTTGTACACGGTATAAAGTCTGTGACCTTCGTAAATATTGGTAAGCAGATCATCCGTATCGTAGTGAACAAACTTCCCAAATTCTTTAGACTTCCCAACAATTCTTGCCGTGTAGTTTCCTCCGAAGTTAGACAGGTTCTGGGTGAACACAATGTCTGCCCACTTGATAGAAGAGAAGTCCCAGTCCTGAGTCCAACTTCCATCTTTTTCGTTAATGCCTAGGGGATTTTTATCCCATCTAATTTCAACCTGATCTCCGTAAAGTTCTTCAAGCTTTTTCATGGGAGCAATGATTCTGTAGTAGGCACATCCTCCTTCGTTAGCGGGGACACAAAGTATTTTTAATTTATCACTCATGGTATAAAAATAGGAAGGCACCCAAGACAGATGCCCTCCTATTATAGTCTATCAATTAATTTATTAAGCTTCTTCTTCTTCCCACTCTTCTTCTTCATCAAATGCTGCTTCAGAAACAACAGATGAGTGCGACATACCAAGAGCAGAGGCAAGACTACCAACAGCCCCACCAAAGTCCATGTTCTTATCGGTAGGAACAAGGGCCTTAATAGCTTTGCCATAGTGCTTACGCTTACGCTTACTAAAGAGCGTAACCATGCCTTCCCAAGCAGCAAGGCCAGGGATGAACGCTTTAGCAATACCAAAAGCAGCATCAATCGCACCACCAGCATCTTCACCAGTCATAGGACCAGCAGAAACATAAGCAGCATCAGCTTTCAACTGATCTTTGGTTGCCATAACAAGCGAAGTTCCTTCAGGAATCTTTGCTTTAACCGCAGCAGGAAGCTGGTCGAAAGGAATAATTGCTCCCTCCTGACCCTCCACAAGCTGATCCGAAGTAGTAAATACTGTACCTTCCCCGAAGAAACCTTCAAGTGCAGCGCAGGAACCCAACCCCAAGCCTAGTACAGTAGTAAGTAAAAGGGTAATAATAATATTTCTCATAGTTAATTAACTTTTCAATTTAGATAGGTAATCATTATCTGAAACTTCTTCTGAAGGTTCAGGGGCAGAGGTACCTTGAACAGACACACCAACAAGGGTATCAGTTGCTTTTTTAACATCTTCGTACTCTTCTAGCCTCACTAGCCCATGAATTTCATGGAGGGAGTCCATCGCTGCGGCGATCTCACCTTTAGAGCCAAGTTCCGAAGACTTAGGACGAGGAGCAGATTGGTCGTACTTCGGCCATTGCCCGTCCATCTCTTTCACAATCTTGAAATCATGACCAGTTGTAGGATCAGTAATATCCCCAAAGTCTTCATCAAGCATAGCACCAATGATCTTCTTAAAAAGAATCACACCAATAGAAAGAATTTTAACATCACCGCTTTCACGGTCAAGAATGTTCATGTAATAACGGGCGCGAGGCTTAATCTTCCTTGCAAGATCCTCATCCTCTTGGCGACCAGTCTTCCAAAGACCATAATAAAGTTCACACATAGGACAAGCCTCTCCATGAACTTTACGACAATGGAAATTCTTTACATTGCCATCAGGTTGGGGTACACGGTGAATCTTAGTCTCCGCATAGAATTCCTTCTCGTCATCCTTCCAAGGAAGAATCCGAACGGCATTAGTGCCTTCAGGAATTTGATAGAACTTCTGGAGGAAGTCCGAGTTGTTAGCCCCAGTAGGGTTGTTAAGTTGTTCGTGCTTCAAACGAAGCGCAGTAAGGTCGATAGCCATTTTAGTTTCCTTTAGTTAATAGTTAGTAAGTTATTATAGTAGCGTTATTTGTATAATTTAGTTTCTTCGCGTTTATTTGCAGACACTTGCTGCAACATATCTTTCTTCTGTTCAAGGGCGCGAACCAACCCCTTGAGCATTTCGTATTTGAAGGTAGCGTCATCTACGGAGTTCTGCAAAGCAGAATAAGTAGCATTACTCATAACAGTATCGTCGAGGTCTTTAGCAGTAAGCTTAATGCCTGATTCTTCCTTCGTGGATTTTCTAAGATCAGATGCAAAGTGAGTTACATTGAGGGAACACTCATTCATTCGCCTCTTAGCC